ATGAACGCTAACGTATCTAAGCTGCTCAACGAGCAGATCAATAACGAGTTCTACTCCGCCTATCTGTATCTGGACTTTGCCAACTACTACGCCGCCGTCGGACTGGACGGCTTTGAGAACTGGTACCGGGTACAGGCGCAGGAGGAACGGGATCACGCCATGCTGTTTTATCAGTATTTGCAGAATAACGGCGAGGACGTCACCTTTGAGGCTATCGCAAAGCCGGAGTGGGAACGAGGCGACCACATGGCCCCGCTGAAAAAAGCACTGGAACACGAGATGCTGATCACCGCCAGCATCAATGCCATCTACGCCGCCGCATACGAGGTCAGGGACTTCCGCACCATGCAGATGCTGGACTGGTTCATCAAGGAACAGGGCGAGGAGGAGAAGAACGCCGCTGACCTCATTACCAAGATGGAGCTGTTCGGCGGTGACAGCAAGGGGCTGTATATGTTAAACAGCGAGCTGAAGGCACGGGTCTACACCGCGCCCTCGCTGGTGCTGTAAGCCCCGCGCGTCTGCGGGCTTTCGCATCAGGCAAAAGGCAGACTACATACAGGTGGCCTGCCTTTTCTTCCACCAGACGGTTAGAGCCGACTAACTATGTATAAAACAGAAAGGACTTCAGAACTTGAACAAGGAAAAGGAGATCGAAACCGTTACCCTCATGGTGCGCCGGTATCGTGGTTGCTTTCTTTGAAATTTTCATCACCTCCGTATCGCTAAGTCGTGGTTGGTTTGGTTCTGGTAGGAAAGCTGCATGGTGGTGGGTGCGTTGTACAGAGAAGCGAGCAGATATTGTTTCATGTTTCGGATTGGGCTGCTGTTCTCTGCAAGGCACTTCAGCACAAAACGGATATGGTCGGCGTTCAGCTTCATAAACCGGCTGCGTACCACCTCGGCGGGCTTATCGTCCCCGGCGATGTGCAGCATCTTGCGTTTGGTGGCACAGGTGTCTACCAGTAAATCCACGATTTGGTAGAGGGTATCTTCATCATCCGGGCAGAGCCGGAGAAGAAGGTCTATCTCCAAAGAGCATGAAAAATATTCTTCGAGCAGTTCGCGATTCTTCATCTTCTCCGATTCGTCGGAAAGGATAGGATTCGTATTATTCATCTCTGTTTTATTCTCTTTCTTCTTAATACCTCGTGATTTTACCGGGTCTTGACAAGCGATTTTAGAGCCACAAGAATCGTCATTATCACGGTTCTTGACACTCTCCTTTGAAGATTCTGACGAAAAGTTTTTCACATACACCAAACATGGCTTTCCTTGTCCTCGACGTTTTCGTTCAATCAAACCAAATTCTTCAAGTTCCCGGAGCAGTCTGGTCGCTTTGTTGTCTGCGCAACGCAAAGTCCTCTTGACATCCTCAATCGTGAAGATGATGAACACTCGACCTTTTTTGTCAAACCATTCATTTCTAACAGAAAGGCTCATACGGTCAAGCAGGATGGCGTATAGAGTTTTGGCATCGGTTGACAAATCCTCCGTATAGATAATTCGTGCAAACAAAAAGCGCAACTTCGATTGGTGAAAATCGAAATTGCGCGATGTAACTTAGCTGGGGAAGAAAGGTCATTTGTCGGGGTCGTTTGACCACAATTTGACCACAATAGAAACGAAACTTCTTGACATCAAATGAAATAGAATGAAAAAACGGATTCGGAAATTAGTGATATGGCGTATATTGTGTGCCGTTTTGACCAATGTGTCCGCGAATGGAGCACAATGGGGTTCAAGAGGCCGTGAGTTCGATTCTCGCCACTCGGACCAGACGCTTCTCAGTCGAACTTGATTTATCAAAGTTCAACTGGGGAGCGTTTTTGTTTTTGTTTTCAGTTTCTTCGGAAATGTTAAAATAAATAAGCAGTTCAGAATCGCTAACTTCTATATTTGTTACGAAAGTGTTAATAAGGCGGCGTTTATAGGCATCGTCCTGCTCTGTGGGCTGGGCGTAGAACTGCTGCAACAGGAAAAGGTACTGCTCCTTGGTGAAGAGCAGGGGCTTCTCAGCTTCCATCGTGGAGAGCTGATAGGTCAGCGTGTTCTCCTGCTGGGTCAGATCATCCAGACGGGCGACAAGCTGGGGGTTTGCACTGCCGGTTTCGATGGCATCCATGATGTTCTTGCTCCTGCGGCGCACATCCCAGAGTTCCTGTTCCAGCACATCGCGCTCGGCGTTGGGCTTCTCCATGTCGGCTTTCTGCACATCGACCATCGTTTCGGCAAGGAGTTCCATCGTTTCAGGCTGCAACAGGTGGTCACAGATGGAGCGGATCACCTTGCCCTCTAAATCATCCTTCGGAATATTGCGCTTGCGGCACTGGGGGTTGGAGCAGGCGTAGTAGCGGTACACCTCGTCGTTGCCGCCGCTGTGACCGCTTACGCCCTTCATGGTGCAGCCGCACTTTGCGCAGAACAGTTTGCCAGAAAGCAGATACTCCGCTTTCGGTTCATACTTGGCTTTCAACTGACGGTTGGTTTTCATCATAGCTTGCGCCCTCTTCCATAGATCATCATCAATGATAGCGGGGATCGCGCCCTCGATCCGCACGTTGTACGCCTTGCTGGTATAGACACCCCGGTACATTTCATTCTGGATGATGCGGGGGATGCTGCACTTGTTGAAGGGGTTGCCCTGACTGGTGCGCAGACCTTTGGCGTTGAGCTGCTCCACAATGGAAGCGCTGCTCTCCCCGGCGGCGTAATGCTCAAAGATGAAGCGCACGGTGGGCGCGGTCTTTTCATCAATGACGTACTTCTTGTTCTCGTCGGTGGTCAAGCCCAGAGAACGGCAACGGTTGATAGCCTGCCCTTTCAGTGCGCTTTCGCGCATACCGCGGCGCATCTTCTCTGCCAGCTCTGCGGAATAGTATTCGGCAAGGGCTTCCATCAAACCTTCAATGATAATGCCCTCTGCGCCCTCCACATTGCTTTCGGCAGCATAAAGAATCTCTATGCCGTTGTCCCGCAGACGCTTCTTGTACACGGCACTGTCGTACCGGTTGCGGGCAAAGCGGTCTGTTTTCCAGCAGATCACCATATCAAATGCACCCTTGTCGCCGTCGTTCATCATCTGTTGGAACGCGGCGCGGTCGTCGGTCTTGCCGGAGATATGCCGGTCAATGTATTCGTGAACGATGGTCAGGCCGTGGAGCCTGGCGTAATTCTCGCAGTCACGGCGTTGCCCTTCGATGCTCTGTTCTGTCTGTCCGCTGCCGCCGGAGTAGCGGTAGTAGGCAACAAGGCGGTTGCCGCCCTCGACTTTCTTTCTTCTCATATATTATAGTATATCCTTTCAAAATGCCCTGTTCTTCCAGACGGAAGGATGGGGCATTATTTTTTTACGCAAGAAAAAGCCTACCGGGTACGGCTCCGGTGGGCTTTTTCTTTTTGCATGGTGGTCAGCGGTGACGCTTCAACCACTCGTCTGCGGCGCGTTGCAGAACTAACCGACGGTAGTAAACGGTTCGCCCTCCGCTGGCTCGTTCTTTTCCACAAGCGACTTGTACTCGTCGCTCTCGGCAATGCGCTGGGCTTCACTGTCGGGCACTGCCGCGCTCTGGGCGGCAGGGGATGCAGACCGGCTGAACACATTATGGAAGTATTTCAGTACCACATCCCGATCCTGCGGGGTCAGGTCCAGAAATCCCTCCACAATGGCCCGGTGTTCTGCACCAAGATCATACTCGGCGCAGAGCTTGTCCAGCACGGTTTCCCGCGTCTGCTCGAACATCTCCCCATCGCCAGTGCGGAGCCAGCATTCATTGACCCCGAACTCGCGGCAGATGGAGCGGATGGTCTGATCCGTTGTTCCGTTGACCCCGTTTTCGATACGGCTGACAGCAGACTTGCCCATACCGATTACAGAGCCGAAATCCTCCATCGAAAGATTTTTCTCTTTGCGGAGGACTTTAATTCTTTCGCCGATGGTCATTTATTTTATTCACCACCTTTCTGCAATCTCATTATAGCAAATAAAGTTCCGAAAATCAACAAAAGAATTCCAGAAAACCATTGACAATGTTCCGAGAATTGACTATAATGACACTGTAAAGTTCCGATAGGCAACACAAGGGGGGTGAAGAGAGATGCAAGAAGAGAAAAGCATATACGCGGATATTCTGAAAAGTGCGATTAGCTGGCGTGTGCGCGATATGTACAACCTCTACGGAACGATTCGCCGTGTACTATTTGAGGGGCGCAAGGCGGAACGGGCTGCGATGCTGTCCGAACTGATAAAGATGCAGGGCGGGAACATCGGCGGGTCGGCAAAGGTCGAAACGCTGGACGACCGCCTGAAACTTGCCCGCGAGCTTGAGAACATCGACGACGGAGAAGAGGTTATTCTGTTCAAGGACAAGTCCGGCAAGCTGGTCTGGGTCAGACTGAACGGCGAAAAGTGGCTGTAAAAAAGCTCCCGCTTCTTCCACAAGCAGGAGCTTAGAAAAGAAAGATGCTCAAATCAGAGCTTCAATCTTTTTGCCGTCAGTCGTCAGCTTTCCGCACTGGTCGCAGAAACGAACGCCGGGAGCAAAAGAAAAATGTTCCTTATGACGTTTGCAATCTGGATTGGTGCAGAAGTTTTCAGAACTGACATTCAGAGGTGCGCCGCAGTTGGAACAGAATTGAGCGTCCGAACCAACAGCGGAACCGCAACGAGGACAGATAGACATTTATAATCACCCCCTTTCCCCCTGCCACGATTATAGCACGGCGGGAAGAGACGGACAACATTAAAGGGAGGTGAAGCGGACGTGACGCTGAAACCTGAACACATTGTAGAAGAGCTGGACAGAACGCCGAAGTTGAAGCGCGACCTCATTATGAAGATGATGGAGGTCATGCTGGACAGCGAAGCGTTTCTGGAAGCGTACCCGACATTATACGATCCGCGCATTGCGGACGTTGACCTTGAATACCGGGAGAAAGTCTGTGAGGAAATGGCGCAAATCATCGTGCGGCTGTTCCGCAAAAACAAAGTTCGCCCGGACGACGCAGAGAAAGTGCTCGACCGGGCGCGGGAAGATTATCTGGAAACGTATGTCCACTCGGACAAGTCGTGAGGAAGTTCTTCCAGATCGGAAGCGGCAGCGCAGCCGGTGGCACGGCAGTACACGTTGTCGGCTTCAATCTGCGGAGTTGGACAGGCTTCCCAGATAATGCCGTCGTACAAAAATCCGTATTGGCCATCATCTGTGCGGACGATGTACAGCGGGCCGATGGGTGAATCGTAGACCCACATTTTTATAACACCTCCTTTCCTGACCTGATTATATCACGGCGGGAAGGGGCGGGCAACAAAGGAGCGTGAGAGTATGAGCGAGAAAGAAAAGATGCAGACGGAAGAGCTGGCAAAGATCATGGACGATGCAAAGCCGCTCGGCAAGTCGGCTCTTTCCTTTATGGCGGGGTTTGTGCAGGGCTACAAGGAAGCCCAGAGCGCAGACCCGGCGGAGAACACCGGCAGAAAGGAGGGCAACGAGGAATGAGGAAGAAGCGGAAGCTGTCTTTCTCCCAGTTTCAGGGAAGCCAGACCCGTGAGGGCATTTTGAATATGCTGCTGCAAGACCCGGAACTGTTTGAGCGGATTCCGGGGATCACGGAAGAGCAGCGGGAAGCCTATGAAAGACAGAGAAGGAGGATGTTAGAACGTGGAAATTCTGGCGGTAGTGGCAGTCACAGTGTGTGCGGCGCTGTATGCGATAGCCGATTTTATCAAGCGTCGGCGCCGGCACAAATTCAATGAGGAGCTGCGCCGGTACATTCAGAAGCACAAGGGGGACTGGGACGATGCCGATGAAGGTTTGCATTGACTGTGGCACGATCTTCCCGGCGGAACACATCGGCGCAAAGCGGTGCTGCCTCTGCGCCGCCAAACACGGGACGGAGCCAACGGCAGAAAAGGTGTATCCCAAGCCGCCGGTCGATGACCTCACTCGGGATGTTCGGCAGGCCGATGCATCCGGTAAGTCCTACGGTTTCTGGCGGGCCGGTCTTCTGCTGGCGAAGCAGAAAGCCCGGGAAGAGATGGAAGTAAAGAAGGCCCAGCGGGAACAGCCGCATGAAGAGAAAGGAAAGCAGGAAAAATGAACATCGGAAGATGCAAGGGCTGTGGGCAGCCCATCGTCTGGATCGTCACCACCAAGGGCAAGAAGATGCCCTGCGACCCGCAGCCGGTCACGGGCTACGGCGACCACACGACCGTCAAGAAAGACAAAATCGTGACCGGCACGGGAATGGTCCTCTCCTGCAACCTGAAACCGGACGGTGGCGCAGTGCTTGGCGTCGGCTATGTTCCGCATTGGGCGACCTGCCCGGCGGCTCAGAACTTCAAGAAGGAGAAAAAGCAATGATGCCTGCATTGGCGCTCCTCTGGATTCTGGGCGGGACGTTTATCGAAGCGGCCATTACAACGCTTGTTGTGAGCTGGCTGATTGGAGAAAGCTTTCAATGGAGCGTGACCGTCCTGTTCTGGCTGATCCTGTTGTGCATCAAGTCGGCGTTGGGCTGGCGATGACCATACGGTCTGGGCGTACCGAAACACGCCTGCCACGCGGTCGAAAGCATGGGCGTGGACGACCGCCCCGGTCGCTCCGACAACCGGGAGTCCCACCTTCTGGGGACTGAAAGAATACAAAGGGCGGCCCGCATGGGTGGGCGGCGTCCGTGCGCCGCTCCCTTTATGGAGTATGCAGGCGCATCCGGGGGAGTAGCCCCGGAACTGGTTCGATTCCAGAGTGCTCCACCAGAACGAATATTCACCCGTGAAAAGAAAGGACCATGAACATGACGCCTAAAGAAATCGAAAAGCTCTTTAATCACCCTGCGGAACTGTCGGCAAAAACCGACGGGAAGGGAAATGAGAAGGTCACGCTTCGCGGAGAAGTGGCTGATCTAGGGTGGTTGGTGAATAAGGTTGTCACCGGCATTTACGCGCAGGTTGACGACCCGGATACCGTGAGAGCACTGGACGCTGCAATAACGATGACCATTCATCTGCGGGCTACGAAGCGCGTCAAGGAGCTTCAGGCAACCGGCATGACTTTAGACAAAATCACGAAAACGCTTTTTGGACAGGAGGTAAATTGACATGGCAAAAGCAGAAATCCATGCAAAACTCGTGGATGAGAATGGAAAGCCCAGGATCAAGGTCGAAGCAAATGGATATGCGCTGGACCTTCTGGACATGATCGCCAGTGTTGCGGCGGGCGTCATCGCGACAGATGCGGACGATGAGGGCGTCATCAAACGCAGGAAGCAGTATTTCTTCATGACGACGGAGAACAACCTGAGAGATGGAAATGGTAGGGACAAGGCCGGGGAATGATGGGCGCGGGATGCACCCGAACACGACCCCGCTTGGCACAGCTACATATTTATATAAGGCCAAGGAAATGAAGAATCTTGCAAGAAGCACCAAGACTGGCGCAGCCCGCGAAGGCGGGATAAAAAATGAACAGTGTAGACACACGTTCGAAATAACCAGAGCGCAATGTGCGCCGTGTGCTGGTTATAACGCGGAATGCATGGACTACGAGAAAAACGATGCTGCTGATACAAAGCATCGGTCTGAGTTGTCATGAAATAAGACACCCCGCGCCCGCAGCTGCGGGGTGTCTTTTATATGGCGTGGGGCGGACAAGCTGCTGGCAACTGCTGATTCGCCGGAAGCGGGGCCGTACCCCGTCTGCGCCGCCTGCTGAATAGGCATCATGGAAGCCGGTGCGATTTTACATGAACTTTTGCGCACCGGCAGGGCAAAAGAGTGCTGTAGGGCAGCGCTCCTCCTAGCGCCGAAAGCGTGGTGAAAGCCCACGCTGCTCTTGAGCCAAGCCGCATCCACATGACGGTATCATGGAAACCGACAGGGTGCGCCCGCTGCATGAGCGCAGAAATGCCTTGTCCGATTCACCCAAGACAAAGGTGAAAGGCCCGGATTTGGCCCCGGGCCGCCCCGCCGCGTTACTCTCTGACGCGGCGGGTTTATATGCGGGTGCATAAGGCTGTTGTCTGTCACCGATTCCCTATCGGCAGGCAAGCCGGTTCGATACCGGCCATCCGCGCAAGAAGAAAGTGAGAAGAACATGATTCACCTTGGAGACATCACGAAAATCCACGGCAACCAGATAGAGCCGGTGCATTGCATCATATTCGGCTCGCCCTGTCAGGACTTGTCTATGGCGGGATTGAGACTCGGGTTTGGCGGCGACCGCTCAGTGCTGTTTGTGGATGCCGTCAGAATCATCGGAGAGATGAGGAGAGCCACAAATGGAATGTATCCAACTTTCGCTGTTTGGGAGAATGTACCCGGAGCTTTCAGCTCTAACGGTGGAGAGGACTTCCGAACTGTGCTGGAAAAGCTTGCCCGCGTGGCACAACCAGACGCTTCAATTCCTCGACCTTCGGAGGGGGGGGGCGGCGCTGGAAACACGCAGGAGCAATCGCCGGAGACGGATGGAGCTTGGCTTGGCGACAGCTTGACGCTCAACATTGGGGAGTCCCCCAGCGTCGCAAACGAATCGCTCTTGTCGCAGATTTTAGAGGTGGACGTGCCGCTGAAATACTTTTTGAGCGCACGGGCCTGCCGGGGAATCCTGACCAGAGCATCCCGACGTGGCAAAGCATTGCCGGACTTGCTCAAGACAGCCCTGCTGGACATGATCGAGTGGTGGGAGAGCGAAGCTACTGCATCAGCGGAAACACCGTAGACCGGGTTACATACCAAAACGGAACCGGCGTGAGGGAAAGCGGCAGCTTTACGGTGAACACCGTGGACCGCCATGCGGTAGCGTACTCCATCAATCCGCTGGCTAGCAACAGCATGAAATCGGCAAATCCCAATAGCGGCTTCAACGAAACGAAGGCGAGCCGGACGCTGGACTGCTTCGACCCTAACCCTGCAAAGAATCAAGGCGGTCTGGCGATAGTGCAGCCCTATGTGCTGAAAATCCGTTCGGGTTGTGACGGCGGCGGCAAGGGCGCGCTGGTGCAGACAAAAAGGACCATGACACTCTCGACGCTTCAAGATCAGACGCTCTTTCAGCCGGTCGTCTTTGATGCCCGGGGAAATGGCGACGGTATTACAGTCCCGACTATCACTGGAGATCACGAGTCCCGGGTGACGGACTACACGGCCATTGCGGTTGACCTGTACAACGGGGCCGTGACTGGCGATAAGGCTGCACCCATTACATGCAGGAGTATCGGGTCTCATTCCGGGCCGCAGGTGGCAGAACAAAGAACTTTCAGCGAGCAGGCTTATGACAGCTTCAAGCAGAGTGGAAGCGGAGGAACGCTGAAGGGCAGCGGTGGCGCAGTAGGGTATGGCGGGGAGTCTCTGGTGGCAGAAAAGATGGTTCGCTGGATCGTCCGCCGCTTGACACCGACAGAGTGCGAGCGCCTGCAAGGCTTTCCCGATGGCTGGACGGACATCGGGGAATGGATAGACACCAAAGGGCGAGTCCATAAACCGGCGGACACCCCGCGCTATAAGGCGCTGGGAAATTCCATTGCTTTGCCGCAATGGTTCTGGATCGTCCAGAAAATGCGGCCATACATAGGTGACGGGGCAACAATGGGCAGCTTATTCGACGGAATAGGCGGTTTTCCACTGGTCTGGGAAGCAACCTATGGAAAGGGAACTGCAAGGTGGGCTTCGGAGATAGAGGAATTTCCCATCGCAGTAACAAAGAAATGGTTTGGAAGCGAGGAGGCGAAGCTATGAAAAATCCTATGATGCAGAAAGTGACGCTGGCGTTAAGCTGTGCTGCTGTTGGTCTGGCAGTTTTCGATATGACGGTCAAGGATGCTCGTATTCATGAGCTGACGGAAGAACGGGACATCTACGCCAGCAGGTTTCAAAACTGGTCTGAACGTGCAATGCGGGACGAGGAAGCAATCTCAGAGCGAGATGATTTGCTCGACAAACTGCTTGGCGAGATGGATGCTGTACTCAACGGTGAAATCAAGTTCGAAGACGCGGGTGAATTTCACTGCACTGCATACTGCACAGAAAATTTTCCGCATGAGTGTGGAACGGGAACAGGAATCACGGCCAGCGGGCAGCCGATCCAGGCGGACGTGACGGTGGCGGCAGACCAAACACTTCTCCCCTATGGGACGGTTTTGTACATAGAGGGCGTGGGCATCCGCATTGTGCAGGACAAGGGCGCAGGCGTGCAGGGACGGCGTCTTGACATCGCTGTTGCCGGGACGCATGAGGACGCCTTAAAGTGGGATGGATACGGCAACCATAGGGTGTGGGTCATTGAAGGGTCGGATGGTGACGAATGAGAGTCGGTTGCTACTGTATGGACTGCATGGAGGGCATGGCGCAGTTTCCGAATGATTTCTTTGATCTCGCGGTTGTTGACCCGCCGTATTTCAGCGGGCCGGAGCGCCGGGGCTACTATGGTTCAAAGGTCAGTAGGATAGGCGTCCACCGCGATTATCCCGTTTCTCCAAAGTGGGATGTTCCTGGGAAGGAATATTTCGATGAGCTGCTTCGGGTGAGTCACCATTACATCGTATGGGGGTGCAACTACTTTGACTACCAATTCGCGCCCGGGCGTATCGTCTGGGACAAGTGCAACGCTAACACGAGCTTTTCGGACTGTGAGATCGCAGCGACAAATCTGTTTTCGTCGGTTCGACTGTTCAGATTCATGTGGAACGGAATGATGCAGGGAAAAAGCATCGCCGAAGGCTATATCATGCAGGGCAACAAAGCTCTGAATGAAAAGAGAATCCCCCCGACTCAAAAGCCGGTGGCGCTGTACGACTGGATATTCCGGGAGTATGCAGCTCCGGGACAGAGAGTCCTCGACACACATCTTGGGAGCGGGAGTAGCAGAATTGCCGCATACAACGCGAGTCTTGAATTCACGGGATTTGAAATCAGTTCGGAATATTACAGCCTGCAGGAAAAGCGTTTTCAAGAATACACCGCCCAGCAGGATATGTTTCATCTTTGTTTGTCGGAAAGGGGAGAAACGGTATGAGCAAAGCTGTCCTTATCAGCATTCGTCCAGAGTGGTGTAAGAAAATTGCAGGCGGGCAGAAGACCGTGGAAATCCGTAAAACAGCACCAAACCTGAAAAAGCCGTTCAAGTGCTACATCTACTGCACCAAGAGCACACACTTTGTTGATATTCCCGGCGTGAAAGAAAGTGACCTCATGCCGGCTGACGGAAAAGTCATCGGCGAGTTTACTTGCTACAGTACCACGATCATCTGCCATGTAGGGACGACGGGGAGCGGGGCTTTGCCCAAGCTGCACATTATTGGGCCAGGGCCGGGATTGCAGTATAAGCCTGCAACTGACCTGCTCAAAGCGGCTTGCATGAGCGAAGAAGCGGCGGAAGAATATCTCAAGGGTGGCAGCGGGTTCGGCTGGGACGTCTCAGACCTCAGAATTTATGGTAGGCCGCACGAATTGTGCGAGTTTACAGGTCTCCGAAAAACAAGATTCGGCATGGAGCCGGTGAAACTCGACCGCCCGCCGCAGAGCTGGCGTTATATCGAAATGGAGGAGCTGGACGATGACGGAAGAGTGGAGAGTGACCGAAGATGAAATTTCCCGATAAAAAATATTCCGTCATTTATGCAGACCCGCCGTGGAGCTACCGCCAGCATGGAACGGGGCCGAAAAGCCGTGGCAATGCGGCGCAGCACTACCACACGATGAGCACCGAAGACATTTGCGCTCTCCCGATTCGACAAATTATGCGGGGGGGGGGGGCGGGCGTGAGCACTTTTTATTGGGTTTATACT